CACCACAGACAACATAGTAATCCACCTATCCTGCCTGGACAGCCCTAACTATGTCCACCGCAGGGATGTAATACCCGGCATGGCAAGCTACGACTGGGTAGAGAAGATGCGCAAGCAATACGGCCCGGAGCACCCTGAATGGTACGGACGCGTAACAGGCCAGCTACCGCCAATAAGCATAGACAGCATATTCAACCCTGACCTTGTAGACAAGATGTTAAACTCGGCACCCAGGATAACAGTACGCAAGATAGTAACATCATGCGACCCGGCACTATTCGGAGACGACGACATAGTAATATACGGCATGGAGTGCGGAAGGATAATCAAGGAGCATATACAGTGCCAAGCCCCGGCAGACGCCGTATGCAGTCAAATCCTGCAGGTAACCAAGGCAATACACAGCAACCATATAGCCATAGACTCAAGCGGACTAGGCGGCCCTATCGCTCACTTCTTAAGCAAGATGAAGCCCGAAGGCGTCACAATCCAGGAGATCAACTCAAGCTCAAAGGCAGAGGATGAGGAGCATTATCAGAACCTAAAAGCCGAGATGTGGTTCTATGCCAAGGACCAGGCAGAGAAGGGCTATGTAAATATACCCGATGACGACTACCTAAAGGAAGAACTCATCGAGATGAGATACTTCTATAACCCAAGAGGCAAGATACAGATAGAGAAAAAGGAAGACCTAAAGGCAAGAATAGGTAGGTCCCCTGATAGGGCTGACGCCTGGGTAATGGCTGTGTGGGCCACTAGAAGCGCAAATAAAATCAGGATTACCGATAGTTGGGCACCTTCTGCCCTTTCATCGGAAGTTATGGCACCCCCAAGTCGAAGCGAAATGACCGCATAAGGAGAGATTATGTCGATACAAGAGGATAAAAGGTTCCCGGATGTAATGAAAAAAGGCGATGACACAGAGCTTCGCAAAGAGATAATCGAACGCTTCCGCCACTGCCAAACCTACTACAAGGACTGGCACGAAGCAGCCCAGCAGGACTACAAGTTCGCCCTAGGCGATCAGTGGTCTCAAGAGGACAAGCAGCTCCTAAAGGAGCAGAACCGCCCGGCATTTACATTCAACAGGATCCGCCCGCTCATCAACTTAGTATCCGGCTACCAAAGAGAGAACAGCGCCAGGATAAAGGTATCCCCTGAAGGCGGAGAGGACAAGATATTCTCCGAGATTATGGACAAGGCCATAAAGGCCATAGACAAATGGGGCAAGTTAAGCTACAAGCTCGGCTACCTATTCGATGACGGCCTCTATTGCGGCAAGGGCTTCCTGGAAGCTATCCTGGAATACGACAAAGACCCGATAAGAGGCGAGCTCAAGTTCCTAAACAACGGCCCTTATAAGATACTTGTAGACCCCACCTGCACAGAATACGACCTAAACGAAGGCGCCGAGTACTGCTTTAAGGTAGGCCGCTTTACCAAGAACCAGCTCATGAAGATGTACCCGGAGCATAAGAACACCATACAAGACTTCACCCGAGACACAGACGACTACCTGGAAAACGCAGTACTCCAGGAAGGAGACGCGGATAACTACGGCAACAACCCCAACTCCGTATCGGTAGTAAACGAATCAGACGATGACAGCGATGTGGAAAAGGACGCCAAGTTTACCCTAAAGGAATACTGGCACAAGAGATATGTCAAAAGATACTTCGTCATAAACATAGAGACAAGCGAGCCTGAACGCTTCGAGAAGAAGGAAGAGGCCGAGGACTTCGCTGTTCAGCAAGTAGTAATGGCAGATCAGGAAGAAGGGCCTATGGAGCCTATGAAGGTAATAGAGCGCACAGTTCCCGAGATGCATGTAGCCGCTATGGTATGCGGGCATATGCTATTTGATGACCTATCGCCCTTTGAGCCAAGATACAATGGCTTCCCGTTCTTTCGGTTCCTAGCCTACTGGGCACCGAACGCAGAAGATGAAACGTTAAAGGTGCAAGGTGTAACGCGCGCACTTGTTGACCCACAGAAGGAAAAGAATAAGGCAAAGAGCCAAAACTTACACATCCTAAATACCCAAGCCTCATCAGGATGGATAGGAGACGAGGACGCATTAACAGACACAGGCTGGCAGGCTCTTGAGAAGATAGGAGCGATGGCAGGCATAACAGTAAAGAAAAAGAAAGGCTCTGAGCTCCGGGAGATACAGCCAAAAGGTTTAAGCCAAACACACATATTAAGAGAGCAGCAGGCAGAGAACGAGTTCGTTCACATATCAGGCATTCACGCCGAGCTCCTAGGGATATCAGATAAGAACGAGTCAGGAAGGGCCATGGCGATAAGAGTTAAGCAAGGCGTAACAGCAATGGTTGGGATGTTCGGAAACTACCGCTACACCAAAGAGGTAATCGGCAAGTTCATCCTCAAAATGATACCCGAGCTCCTGGATGTAAAGAAGCTAGCAAAGATAATCGGCCCTAAGTATATGCGAAGCGTAATGCTCCCCGATAACCTAGACGAACAGGGCCAGCCAGTACCAGGAATATCAGAAGGGCATCTGCAGGCATACCTTGCCATGGTCAAAGACTCAAAGTACGATGTAGAAGTAACTGAGGCAGACCAGGGTTCAACAATGAGGTATGAGATATTCACGCAGATGATGGAGATGGCGAAAGTAGGCCTTCCAATTCCGCCCTCGCTTTTAATAGATTACATGGATATTTCTGACTCTGACGAAGTAAAGAAGCAGGTTCAGGAATACCAACAACAAACTGCCGCAGCAGCACAAACTGCGAAGAAATAACAACGCGCATTGAGCGCGAGAAAAGGAGACAGGGAGATGGCTAAAGAGGAAAAGGTAGTGGCAACAGACGAACAGAAACTAGCAACGATCGATGAGAAGATAGGTAAAGGCGAAGAGCTTACACCTGAAGAGCAGGCCCTTCTAGGCGATGAGCCTGGACCTGATGGCGACATCGAAGTAGTAAAAGATAACGAATACGACGAAGACCCGGAAGCGTCCGATGCCCCAAAGAAGGACGAGGATACGCCTGATGAAGGCGACGATGAAGGAAAAGACGAGCCTACGGACAAGGCTAAAGAGTCCGATGAAACGGCAACAGATGCCGAGAAGGAAAGCAAGGACAAGGTAGAGGCCGAGCTTGCAAAGCCGGATGATGCCCAAGACTTATCCAAGTTTAACGAGAACGAGACAGCTCTCTACTGGGAGCTGAAACGAGAACGGCGCTCAAGACAAAAGGCCGAATCAGAACGCGACCTGTTAAGGCTCGATAAAGCAAGAGAAGCCAAGAAAACAGAAGAAGCGAAAGAGACACCGGATGAGATCGAGGACATGCTAAAGGATAGAGACGATGACGACTTCCTCTCTATCGCCGAGACTAAAAAGCTGTTGGCAAGCCTCAAGAAGGCCAGGGAGACCCCATAAGGCAGGGATATATCAAGATGTGCGATGACACTGCCCGGGCAACACTCACAGACTACGACGATGTCATGGAGTGCACCGAGATAATGGAGTCGAATCCCATCTACAAAGTGGAGATAGCCAAAGCTGTCCAGGAAGGCAAGAACCCTGCGATAGTGGCCTATCACCTGATAAAAGGCGACCCTGACTTTCCTAAAACCCTACCCATCGCACAGGCAAGGATAGCAGCAAGAGGGGATAAACCTAAAGCAGCAGCAAAGCCGAAGGTGGATCCTGAAAAGGCCAAGAAGGCCAAAGAAGCAGAAGCAAAGATAGAGAAAAACCAAACCAAAGTCAAAACATCCGGACACTACGGAAGCGGAACCCCCGATGGTGGTTCAGGCGAACTCACAGAGCAAGAGGTACTAGACATGTCTGACGCAGAGTTTGCCGCCCTTCCAAAGAAGACAAGAGATTCGCTTCTTAAGAAGTTCGGAGTATAAGGAGATATAGCAAATGGCTAACTCAATATCAATTGCCGCCTTAAGAGTACAACTATGGCGCAAACAGCTATTTGCCGATGTTAGAGACAGCCTATATATGCAACGCTTTATAGGCCCAGCTGAAACCAACATGATCCAGGAGATGACCGATCTTAAGGGCACTCCAGGCTACAGGATCACATTCGGTCTAGGCATTAAGCTCTCTGGCAATGGCATCACCGGCGATAGCGAGCTCGAAGGCAACGAAGAAGCAATGACTGACTATTCTGAAACTATAGATATAGATCAGTTAAGAAACGCAGTAAGGCTAACAGGCCGTATGGACGAGAAACAGAATGCGTACAAGATGAGAACATCTGCAAAGAACCGCTTAACCGACTGGTGGGCCGAGAGGATCGACCAGGAGTTACTGGATAAGCTTTGCGGAAAAACATCATCAA